AGGATCACAAGGTGCTGTTGGATCACAAGGTGCTGTTGGATCACAAGGTGCTGTTGGATCACAAGGTGCTGTTGGATCACAAGGTGCTGTTGGATCACAAGGTGCTGTTGGATCACAAGGTGCTGTTGGATCACAAGGTGCTACTGGATTAACAGGTGCTACGGGGAAGACTGGATTAACAGGTGCTACTGGATTAACAGGAACTACTGGTCAAACTGGTGCTACTGGACAGACTGGCACAAATGGTTTTACTGGACAGACTGGAACTACTGGTCAAACTGGTTTAACAGGAACTGGCTTGACTGGTGCTACTGGTTTAACAGGTGCTACTGGTTTAACAGGAACTGGCTTGACTGGTGCTACTGGCTTGACTGGTGCTACTGGTTTAACAGGTGCTACTGGTTTAACAGGTGCTACTGGCCCAGTTGCTGGGTCTGCAAATCAAGTCGTTTATAAAGATGGAAGCAATGTTGCTGCTGGATCTTCAAGTTTTACTTTTGATGGTACAAGTGTAACTGTTCCAATACTTTCAGTCACTAGAACTGCTGGCACAGGAACACAAAATCCTTCAGTTACTATTACTGCTCCTGCCCACACAGCATTAACTCTTTCGACAGAATCTAATGATTTAAATATAAATTTAGCAAGGACAGTACAATTTGCAACTGGTGCTTTAGACACCCAAAGAGCCATTAGATTACAAGCTCCTACTTACAGCTTTGTTGCTGCAAGTACATTAACTACAGCAGCCACTGTTCAGATAGATTCTGCTCCTGTGGCTGGTACTAATGCAACCATAACCAACGCTTATGCACTTCGTGTTTTAACCGCAACGACTACTGGTCAAGGTATAGTAATTCAAGGACCAGCTAGTGGTACTGGGAAGTTACAAGTGTGGCAAGCAGACGCAGGAACGGAAGCTGGTTATATAGGAGCAAATGGAGCATTGGTTGTAACGCCAACATCAAGAACTGGTGCTGCTTTAAATTCCATACTTTTGACTGCTCCTGCTCACACGGCTTTGACTGCTTCTACAGAATATCATGATGTTTATTTGAACCTTAACAGAACAGCACAATTTGCAACTGGTGCTTTGACCACTCAAAGATCTGTAAGAATTGCTGCACCAACTTATAGTGCTGTGGCTTCAAGTACAATTACAAATGCGGTGACAATGCAGATTGATTCTGCTCCTGTGGCTGGAACTAATACGACTCTAACTAATGCTTACGCACTTCGTGTTTTGACAGGCACTACCACTGGTGTTGGTATAGTCATACAAGGGGCAACTTCTCAAACTGGTGATTTATTTCAAATACAAAATAGTACTTCAACTACTTTACTATCAGTAAACAGCAATGGAAATTTAGTTTTATCTCCTTATGGAACTTCTACTGGTAATACTAATGAAATTAGATTTTTAGAATTAGCAGCTAATGGTATAAACTATGTAGGATTCAAAGCTGGAGATAGTATAGCAAGTAATGTAATATGGACATTGCCAACTACGGATGGTGCTAATGGTGGTACAATTATTACTAATGGTAGTGCTACATTATCTTGGTCAACAGCCCCATCAGCAGCAAGTAGTATTTTCTTATCTAACAATTTTGGAGGTTTATAACTATGGCAGTAACAGCAACACCGATTTTCGTTCAATCACCTTTGATTGGATATTTAGACATGTCAGCACAAACAGCTTGTACAACAAGAGGAAAGACTGCAACCGCATCTCTTGCTGGAGCTAATATTATACAGCTTTTAAATACAACCACTAATGGTTGTAGAGTTGACAGCATTCAAGTAAATGCTTGTTCTACTTCTATGACAGCAACTACAGCAGCTAACTTGGTTGGTATATGGATATGGGATGGTACTAATGCACAGCTTTATAATGAAATTGCAGTTACAGCAGTAGTTCCATCTACTACAACAGCAGGATTTACAACTACAATAACATTTACTAATCCTCTTGTGTTACCTTCTACATACAAACTTTATGCATCAGTATCAGTAACTACTACTGCTAGTACAACTGCTTTACAAGTATTTACATTTGGAGGCAGTTACTAATGGCTGGAGCGTTTAGCTATGGAATGATACCAGCTAATTCTCCAAAAGGTTCTGCGTTTCAAGCAGTTCAAGATACTTTTATATCATCTGGTAGCATACAAATGTTTGCTGGCTCCACCGCACCAAACGGATGGTTGGTTTGTGACGGCAGTACTGTTAGCAGAAGTTATTACAGCGATTTATTCAAAGTTATTGGTACAACCTATGGTGCTGGTAATTCCAACACCACATTTACTTTACCAGATATGAGAGGAAGATGTCCTATTGGAGTTGGAACAGGAACTTCTTTAACCGCTAGAACTTTAGGTTCAAATGTAGGTGCAGAAACAGCAACATTAGCAGAAACTAATTTACCTTCTCATACTCATACAGCTAGTGTTGGAACACAAAGTGCAAACCATACACATACAGGCACAAGCGGTGGTGTGTCTGCTAATCACTATCACAGTTATGGAACACCTATAGGAACAACTGGAGCTACAAGTGGTATTATAGACTCAGTTACTGCAAGTAGTTCTGGAACACCAATAACTGGCGGTTCATCTGCCGATCATACACATGCAACTACATTCGGAACTGGAAGTGCTACGCATACACATTCAGTCACTAATTCAAACACAGGTAGTGGAACAGCATTTGGAATTATGCCACCATCAATAGTTGTTAATTTTATTATAAAAACATAGGAGAATAATTGGCTGGATCTTTTTCTTACAACACGATACCGACCAACCTTCCGAAAGGCAGTTCGTTTGAATCTGTAAAACCTCCAATTATTCCGACTGGGATAATAGAAATGTTTGCTGGTTCTACCGCACCAAACGGATGGTTGATTTGTAATGGCGATGCTGTAAGCAGAAGTGCTTATAGTGATTTGTTTAAGATTATCGGAACTACTTATGGTGTTGGTAATTCTAACTCCACATTTACTTTGCCAGATATGCGTGGAAGATGCCCTATAGGTGTTGGAACAGGTGCTTCTTTAACCGCTAGAACTTTAGGATCAAATGTGGGAGCAGAAACAGCAACATTATCAGAAGCTAATATGGCTTCACACACTCATACTGCTTCAGTAGGAACAGAAAGTGTCACACATACACACACAGGCACAAGCGGTGGACAAAGTGCAGACCACACACACTATTTTTCTCATACTGCTGGTACATCGGGTTCTTATGGTTTAATGGACTCAGCCACAGCTAGTAGTTCGGGGCAACCTAGTACTGGAGGTATTAGTGCTGATCATACCCATTCAACTACCACAGGAAATGAAAGTGCTAACCATACACATTCGGTTACAAATTCTAATACTGGAAGTGGAACAGCGTTTGGAATTATGTCGCCATCAATAGTTGTAAACTTCATTATAAAAACATAGGAGAATAATTGGCTGGATCTTTTTCTTATAATTCGATACCGACTAACTCCCCAAAAGGTAGTTCTTTTCAAGGCTTGCAATCATCTATTACTCCTATTGGAGTTATAAGATTGTTTGCTGGTTCTACTGCACCAAACGGATGGTTGATATGTAATGGCGATGCTGTAAGCAGAAATACTTATGGTGACTTGTTTAAGATTATTGGTACAACCTATGGTGTTGGTAATTCCAACACCACATTCACCTTGCCAGATATGCGTGGAAGATGCCCTATCGGTGTTGGAACAGGTGCTTCTTTAACAGCTAGAACTTTAGGATCAAATGTGGGAGCAGAAACAGCAACATTAGCGGAAACTAATCTCCCATCTCATACTCACACAGCAACAGTAGGAACACAAAGTGCCAATCATACACACACAGGCACTAGTGGCGGTGCATCTGCTAACCATACACATGGTTGGGGGAGAAATGTTGGATCAAGTGGTAGCTATGGTTTAAGGGATGGTGCTAATAGAAGTGCCAATGGAACTCCGAATACTGGATATGTTAGTGCTGATCACAGCCATTCAACTACCACAGGAACTGAAAGTGCTAACCATACGCATTCGGTGACAAATTCTTATACAGGAGGTGGAACTCCAGTTGGAATTATGTTACCATCAATAGTTGTTAACTTTATTATAAAAGTATAGGAGAAAAAAATGTTAAGTTTAAGTATTATTTTAACAAATAGAATAGATGCTTCTGGAATAACAACAGAAGATATTTATAACATTAATCTAATTAAAACAGATTCAGATGGTGTTTCAAGAAATATAACTATGCCAGTTTTACTTGACTCAGAAATCGGAAAATTTATATCTAATCTTTCTGATCAAGCATGGAATTATAATCCAACTGCTGCACCAGATCCTCTTTCTCAAGCAAAAGCATGGTCATTCCAAAATATAGATAATGAATGGGCAGCTTTAGAAAAAATTGGTTGGGATTCTGGTCGTGGATACCATTTAGGTATTTCATCCTCTGATGTAGCACTTCTTGTAGGTGTATTTTCTCTTGCAAAAGAAGCAGCAGCGTTAGGTATTCCTTTGCCAAATTTAATTAGCATGGAAAATACCGCTGTTGTTTTCTCTTCTATAGAGGAAATGACAACTGTTCTTTTAGAATATGGACAAGCTCGTTCAATTCTAGCTGGTACATTTGCAGATAAGAGAAAAGCAGTAGAAAATGCTACGGAGGTTGGTATTGTAGGTGTTGTAATTTAAACACGAATGTCTTTTATTTACTTTTCAATTTCTTTTTAGAGGCGTAAATTTAATCCATATCTCAGTCTGACTAGCATATGGGTTAAATTTTAATCCATATCTCAGTCTGGATAACATATGGATTGAATTTGCTAAAATTAAGTCTCCTACCTTATAATGAATAAGGAGGAATTATGCCATATTTTTCAATATATACACCGACACATAACGCCAAGTACTTACTTCGTGCTGCTGCTTCTTTAGAGGCACAAAAATTCAAAGATTTTGAGTGGATAATAATGCCGAATGGCAAAGTAGAATTGCCAGATGTTTCAAAACTGCCTAATTGTAGAATAATCGAGCCAAGCGACAAAAATTCTAAATTAATAGGCTTGCTTAAAGGAGAATGTTGCGATGTTGCAAAAGGTAATGTGTTAGTGGAATTAGATCACGATGACGAACTGACACCAGATTGTTTAGAGGAATTATACAAAGAATTTTCAGATGATTCTGTTGATTTTTGTTATTCTAATTGTGCCGAGTTAGATTCAAAATTAGAACCACATTCTTATTCTTCGAAATTTGGCTGGAAAGACAGACCATTTATTTATAAGGGAAGAATAATAAAAGAACAATTGTCTTTCCCCCCCACAGCAGCATCTTTTTCCAAGATTTGGTTCGCACCAAACCATGTCAGAGCTTGGAGAAGATCATTTTACGATAAAATTGCAGGATACGACAAAAGAATGGATGTTTTGGATGATCAAGATATTTTGTCACGAACTTACATCCATGGAAATGTTAAGTTTATAGATAAGTGTTTGTACATTTACTATAGACATGAAGTAAACACATGCTATGGAGATAAGAATAAATTCATCCAGACAGAAACACTGAATATTCACGATAAATACATTTACCAAATGGCAGAGAAGTGGGCAGATCTAAACAATTTACTTAAAATAGATTTATGTGGCGGTTTTAATCCACCAAAAGGTTACAAGTCAGTAGATCTACAAAATTCAGATATCATTCACAATTTAAATGATCCTTGGCCATTTAAAGATGGCGAAGTTGGAGTTATAAGAGGTCATGATGCATTGGAGCATCTTAAAGATCCAATACACATTATGAAAGAAGCACATAGATGTTTAGCTCCTATGGGTTGGTTTTTAACGCAAACCCCTTCTACTGACGGAAGAGGTGCGTTCCAAGATCCGACACACATGTCATTTTGGAACTCGAATAGCTTCTGGTATTACACAAAACAAGAGCAGGCTAAATATATTGGAACACCAGTAAGATTTCAGCTTAATAGAATAAATAACTTTTATCCAAGCGAATGGCATAAGACGCATAATATACTTTATGTAAAAGCCGATTTATTGAGATTGCCAGATAAAGGTTCTGATATTAGAGTCACTGGATTAATTGAAATTTAACCATAAGGTAATATTACAACATGGACATAGGTGTTTTTTTAAGTAATGGTTCATTTGGCGATCAATCATGGGCATTTTGCCAAATAGATGATTTGTGCAAGTATTTTAATGAAGAATCAGTAACAGTTCATACTTTTAGAAATGATTTTTATTGTCATGGAGAAAACGATTATCATGTCTTATCAACATCGCCAGATGTACTTAAATTATGGAGCATGAACAAACAAATTAAAACTATTTGTTTTCATGATGCCATAGATGAAAAGTTTAAAAAAGCAAAAAAAAATCATGGATGGTTTTGTTTTTTATTGTCTAAAGGATTTAGTCCTTATGATTATCACTACATTAAAAAAAATTTAATATTTACTAAAAACTACCCAAAAATTACTAACAAACCACTTGCAGTATTTCAACCAATTTCTTTAGCTAAAAAACCAAAAGATAAATTAGATTCTTATATTCAACCTTGGAACAAAACAATTGAAACAACATTAAACAAAGGATTTGATATTGCTGTTATTGGAACAGAATGTCAAAGAAAAGATTTTTGCAAAGTTTTTCATCATGACTTAAGTAAGCACATGATTGATTTAGTTGGAAAAACAAGTTTGGTAGAGGCTTTAGATATTGTTTTAAATCAATCATCTTTAGTTATAAGTTGTTGTTCTTGGTCGGGTGTGTTTGCCATTTCTAGCAGAATACCGACTTGCATTAGTGTGGGATACAAAATAGCAAACAACATTGATGGTTATTTAATGCCTTATTTGGGAAACAAAGATGTTTACATTCAGCAAAATGCTTCAACAAAAGAATTAGCTGATGATAATTTTTCTAAATGGATTGAAGAAATTTTTTAATTTTTTTTTTTTAGTTTGACATTTTAATGAAAAGCAAATATTATATTTTTTTCTTAGATTAATAGGAACGAATTCAACCACTAGAGATGGCACTAAAATAGTATCCAGAACTTTTATCGGACAAGATTCATCGGTTGTAAAAGATATTCACAAAGAAGGAGTATATGTAGGAACGCCAGCTAGATACTTAAAAAGTACAGAAAATTTAAAATTCTAAAAAGAGGTTTATGGAAGATTATTTTTTTGTTAAAAATGGACTTAAAGATATTAAGCAATTCGATGAAAATCATTTCATTGCAAACGAAGACAATATAGTTTTTCAAAACAATTCAGATGATATTATTTCATACGATAAGGATTATTATGATAATTATAAAAATTTAGAAAAAACAGAGATGTCTTTTCATTTGAATAAAGAAAGATATGAATTAGTTAAAAAATATTCTAAAGGAAATGTGTTCGACATAGGGGTTGGTTGTGGAACATTTATAATGTGCTGTAAAGATATTGATTGTTTTGGGTATGATATAAATCCTTTTTCGGTTTCATGGCTCAAAGATAAAAATATTTT